TTAGCCTAGGCTGAGAACCCAGCATCCGCGATACACGAAATGTGGGATGGGCTGTGTATCCGGGGTTTGTTACTCTTCCTGACACAAAAAAGAGTAACACTAATTCGTTGTTTTATTACAACAACCGCCCAGTTAGCTTAGGTTGACTGGGCGTCTTTTTGACGTTATAATAGTGGTATGGTAACAAAAAAGGAGCGAGCAATGGGTTTTAAAGTTTTGGGAAATTCAGCAGACTTGTATCAAGGCTATGGTCCTTTGCCAAAAATGGAAGGTCCGTTTTTAGTTGCTGGACGCATTTTATACTACGATCCAAAAGAAGGCAAGTACTGGGATCCGAAAACAGACTTCTATATTCCGCATGATGAATATTTTAGAATGGTAGGTTTGATGTGATTGAAAACATTAAGCAAGTATTTGAGCAATTAGGCTATGACTGGGTTGAACCCTACTCAACTACCGAAGGTGCAATCAACAGAGGCGAAGTGGGCAACCACAGAGGCTTGTATTACATCTATCCCAAAGTAAATTTCTACTTTGGCAAAGCGGCAACGAATACAGTTATTAATCGCCATCAGACACATCGTCCTAAATTGGATGTAGATTTGGCCTGTTTGTATAGTACACCAGTTGAAAAAGTGGAACCCAAGTGGATGTTTCCAGAAGGTTGGAAAGAGGGTGTATGTAAATATATTATCGAAGGTGTGGAAGAGATTCCAAGTCACTATGTAAAGATTGGAAAAAAGCGAGTAGCACCCGGTGTGCTGGACTTTCCAGTTAAGCACAAGGTGGATGTGGACACACTGGAAGTGTTGGTTTGGAATTTGGATCACTTGTCCGCTGAACAAATTAGTTCAATTGAAGAAGCAGTAATACCCACTATCTGGCCTTACTGTAATAATGAAACATATAGAAAGAGAAAGAAGGAAAAGAATGTATAAAGTTATTTGTAATGATAAAGAACTAGAACGATTTATTACATTAAACGAAGCAATGGCATTTGCCAAAGCAGTCGGAGTCTTTGTAACTATCAAAGGCCCAGAGTTTGAAGTGGTTGGCCATTTTGGTGTAGACACCATTGCAGACGGTTTGTGCCCAGACGGTGTTGCATATGACTGGAACAAGGCCAGCCGTATTGGTCGTGTAAAGAAAGAACGAGTATGAACGAACGAATTCTAGAACTTTGGTCGCAGGCTGGAGGTCACTACAATAGCGGCAATCAACACACTTGGCCCGAGTATACAATTGATGATCCTAAAAAGTTTGCCGAGTTGATTGTGCGGGAATGTGCCCTGGTTGTTCACAAAAAGACTGGTCCTAAATCGGCATTGAATGTATTAGAACATTTCGGAGTTGAAGAATGAAACTGTCGGTTGCGGTTGAGCAAGATGGAAAAAGTAAAACAATCTGCACTTGGGAACATGAACATTGTGTTCTAACAGGCAAGGTCAAAGATGTTACCGAAGAGGTATTAACGGAGATTAACCGTAGGATTAAAGAACATTTCGGAGTTGAAGAATGAAAATTAAGTTTGATAAAGATACCATGCCCGATCATTTGTACAATACGCTGTTACAGCATTTTGTAAATGAAGCAGTGGGGCTTGGTGTAGAAGTCAACAAGTTTACCGAGTTTACGAACTGGGTAATCGAATGTGAAGTAGATGCGAAAGAACCAGTACATTAGGAGGCAATTATGCCATGGATTGAAAACATACCTTTAGAGAATGTGGCAAAAGGACAACATCACGCATGTGGTGCTAACAGCATGTTGATTCAGATTTCGGATCATGATATGGCGTTTCCGACACCAAAACATCAGTTTAAAGAAGTTCATCAGTTTACTTTTTTAGACATTGAAGAAGATGGTATGACTAGCACTGGTGGAAAGATGATTGACCTTAGTGAGTTTGCTATCACGGATGCACAGGCCGCAGAACTTGTTCGCTTGTTACAACACGCATTTGAAAATCGCATGAATGTTGTTGTTCATTGCCATGCGGGTATTTGCCGTAGTGGTGCTGTCTGCGAAGTTGGTGTCATGATGGGCTTCCAAGATTGCGAGCGTTTTCGAGTGCCCAACTTGTTAGTCAAACACAAAATGATGCAGGTGCTTGGTTGGACTTACGATGAGCAGGAAAAGTCCTACGATGTGAATGGCACAGTGAACGAGTGGGGCTTCATAATGCCCAATCATGAAGGAGATATTTGATGTACTTGTGTAGAGATGAAGTTGTAAAGATTTTGGCAACAATGGAACTGTTTCCAGAGGCTACCAGTTTTGAGTTGCTACAAGATAATTCCAGCGGTATTGGCAGTGTTACCAATTTAATTGTGCATACTACAATTAATGGACTAGACGGCGAGTTCAAAACTGAAATCAGTGGTGTGGAGAATTGGTAATGCCTAAATGCTATCAACTTATTGGAGTTCCTTCCGCAGGCAAAAGCACTTGGATCAAAGACCAAATTTGGGCTTTGGGCTTGACCGTGGTTAGTACAGATCTGTGGGTGGAAGATTATGCAAGAGCACAAGGTAAAACTTATACCGAAGTGTTTAAGGATTATATGCCTACAGCAGTTAACCTAATGGCTGAACAGGTTGTATTTGCACGTGATCACGGACATACGGTAATTTGGGATCAAACTAGCACTACAATTAAAAGCAGAACTAGGAAGTTTAATATGCTTCCAGACTACGAGCATATTGCAGTAGTGTTTCGAACTCCAGAATTGGATGTGCTTAAGGCAAGGTTAGCTAGCCGACCTGGCAAGGAAATTCCTTGGGAAGTTTTACAGGGAATGATTGATAATTGGGAAGATCCTACCGAAGACGAAGGCTTCAAGGAAATTTGGTACGTTTGACAGGATCAAATTTTGGTGTTATAATACTATTTTAAATGAAGGGAGGCGAATATGCCAAGTGTATTTTTAGTTAGCGACACGCATTTCGGACACACCGGTGTATGTCGCTTCACCCGTAATGACGGTGTTACAAAGTTAAGGCCGTGGGATAGTCCTGAAGAAATGGACGAAGCTATGGTCAAGGCTTGGAACGAAAGAGTCAAGCCCACTGACAAGGTGTACCATTTGGGCGACGTTGTGATCAACCGTAAAGCGTTAAAGATCATGAGCCGCTTGAACGGCGACAAGGTGTTAATCCGCGGTAACCACGACATCTTCCGTGACGACGAGTACAGGATGTACTTTAGAGAATTACGTGCATACCATGTTATGAACGGTATGATCCTTAGCCATATCCCATTACATAGTGATTCAATGGGGCGCTTTGGTACAAACATTCACGGACACACTCACGCAAATCGTGTGAAGAAGGCTCGTGGAGTAGATGCTAAAACTGGCGAAGTTTTATACAGCGATGAAATTGATCCACGCTATCATTGCGTTTGTGTGGAGCAAACTCCAGACTTTGCACCCATCTTATTTGAAGATGTCATCAAAAACATCGAAGCAGAAGGTGGAAGCATTGGATTTAAGTCTGGGAACGGCCCAACAATGTGAAAAATTTAATATACTTAACTAAGAGAACGCAATGATTAAACTTCGTCTAATTTTAACAGTTTTATTATGCTGGATTTTATCAGCGTGTGATGGTAGCCCCATTACCGTGGTTCAAGCAGATTTAACTCCTAAACCCACTGTGATTCTTTTGCATGGGTGCGATGGCATTAGTAATCCTATGTATCGCACCCATGCAAATACTATTAGTTCCTGGGGTTATAATGTAGTTATTTTAGATAGTTTTGGACCACGTGGGTACACAAATATTTGTAAAACAGGACAGGGTAGATCGGTTATGCCTGCAGATAGAACTGAAGATGTAGTAAAAGCCATTGCCTGGATATCACAACAGAGTTGGCACCTAGGCAGCATAGGTCTAGTAGGTTACAGTCACGGCGGTGCAGTGGCTTTAAATATCGCACAACGTGGCGGCATTAAAGGTTTAACAGCAATGGTATCATTTTATCCCAGTTGTCGACTTAATTTTACAGGCGGACCGTATTGGTCTAGTAATACACCACTGGAAATCCACATCGGCGATCAGGATGGCTTGAATCTGCAAGGAATTCAACATAGTTGTCATCTCAATGATACAACCACTAATTCTAATTATCATTTATACATGTATCCTGGGGCGTATCATGCGTTCGATACTCCTAAACCCTACAGACTCAATGCCGAGGGATATCCTATGGAATATAATTCTGCGGTTACTGAGTTAAGCTACAGTCGTGTTAGGAGATTCTTAGACTACTGGCTACACAATTGATAATTTATCTAATATACTAGCATTTTAATAGGGCCTACGGGCCCTATTTTTGTGGCTATCGCTTCTAAGCATTTGAATAAATACACTATAAAATCATTCGATTGATTACAGAAAAACGGAGATAGCTTATGTCGCTACGCATTAGACGCGGAACTAACAGTCAAAGAACAAGTATCACATTTGACCAGGGTGAAATTGTTTACACAACAGATACTCAAAAATTATATATCGGTGACGGCATTACCGCTGGCGGTAAGCACGTTCTAGAAACAAGCGCAGGAAACGGTTTTACATTTAACCCGACTACTCAGCAAATTGATTTTTCTATTGGAAACTTAAATCTTAATACAGCACAAGTAACTGAAAATTCTAACTTATATTTTACAACAGAACGTGCCCAAGATGCAGTGGGTGCGGCCCTAACAGCTGGTAATTCATACAATACTGGTATTACTTTTACCTATGACGATGCTAATAATCGTATAACAGCAACAACAGGCGGTCTAACTAATATTATCTCAGATACTAATCCTAATTTAGGTGGTAATTTGAACTTAAATAGTTTTAATATTACCGGAATGGGTGATATTAATATTAATGGAAGTGTCATATCAAATCAATTCCTAAATAATGGAGATATTGTCTTTAACTTAATAGGCAATAGAGCAAGAGGCACAGAGGCAGTTCCGCTTGCTGTAGCGGCTAGCGACAACTTAGTTAAAATATCAGCTCAAGGGTATAGCTCTGGATCTTATAAAACAGCATCAATGATAGCATCTGCGGTGTCAACAAGATTTCCTGTTACCTCTACAGCCGTACCTGGAAGACTCAATTTTATTACCGCAGATGGATCAGGAAATTTAAACACTGGTTTATTCTTGGATGCGGATATGGGAACACGTTTTCAGATGTTTTCACCCGACTTAACACAGCTTGGGATATATTCATATCTAATCTCCCCCGGAGGTAACGGTACATATACAAATTTTGGAAGATATGCTGGAACAACTACTTCACAGGTTGCCTTAACAACTGGAGATAAAATACACACTTTACGATTTATGGGCTATGACGGTACAAACTTACTTACCGGTTCACAGATTTCATCTACAGTGTACGGCGCAGTCTCTACAGGACAACTGCAAACTGACGTAAAAATCCAATGCAAGAATTCAAGTGGTGTAATGATAACTACACAATCAAATACAGGATCACAAGTACGATTTTCTGTAATGCCTATATTGCCAACATTTGCAGGAACTGCGGCCGCAACAACAGCAGTTAGTAATACTGTAACATTATCTGGTACGATTACTGTAGCCACCGGTGGCGCATTTACATTAGGAACTTCTTTTGCAGGAAACTTAGCAGTTGGTAGACAAATTACAATCAGTGGTACACTATCCGGTGCAACCATAACTGGTTATAGCAACCCAACGACATATTTTATTACAGCTACTAACGGTTCTACAACATTTACCTTGTCAACTACCAGTGGCGGCAGCGCAATTACAACTACAGCTGGAACATTGACCGGTGCTACCCTTGTCTTAACATCTCCACCAGTAGAAGGAATGATGTTTTATGACAGTGTCACACTAAAGATAACAGCATACGCAAATGGAGCTTGGGTGGCTGTTCATTAATTTATTTTGAAATTAGATTAGAAAAACTATTTTTTGCAAGCGATTTATCAATAGTATCTAACACTGGAAAACCTTCAAATTTGGTTTGTAATATGATTCGAGGTTTATCTCCTATACATTTAAAACTGTGATATGTATTAACATCTAGCACATACACATCGCCCACTTCAGTATGTAACTCTTCAACATACGGTATATTTTCATAGTCAAATATATTAGTGTTTCTACTTTTGCCAAAATTGTTAGAGTAATCAATTTTTGATATGCTATTGATATACTGTTCGTCGTACCATCTTACCCAATCACCGGGATTGCATGACACAGTGACATTCAATGCACTGTTACATTGAAAACCGTCTTTGTGTATTCTAAAACCATGACCTGGATCAGAGTAAAATGCTTTCTGAATGGGTTTGGTTTTATTTTCGTCCCATTGAATTTTTAATTCCGTATTGGTAAAAATTTTTAAAAATTCGTCATTGAGGTATTCGTCAAAATGTATCCATTGGTATGGAGAGTCGGCCTTTTTTCTTTTTAGTATTTCGACCAAAAAGAAATCAATAGTTTCTATTGGCAACTTACCCAGCTTTCTGTATTTCATTTTTCTCTATCATTTGTGATACTTGGGGGAAAGTTAATTTCCAATCAGTTTTTCTTGTGCCATCGAGATAATTCATAAATTTTATAAACTCTACTACTTCATCGGGTTTATAAAATTTATCACCCATGTGATTTTTTAAATATGTTATAATCATTGGTGCTTTATCTGCTTTATCTCGATTTTCTATATAATAGTCCAGCAACTCTTGTTTTGATTTGTCAGATAATGAAGATACTGATAATCGAGCAGGCCCTTCTAAAAATCTTAAATGAAAATTAACCCCAACACTCTTGCACCATTCTTCGCTTTCAATAATGCTGTACACTGTGGGAATTTGAAAACATGTACTAACTGATAATAAATTCACTATACCACCAGAATCTTTTTCATACTGTTTCAAAGTTTTAATATTGTTTTGAAATTTTTCCCATTTACCACCAAATCTTATCAATTCATATTGATTGCCAATTGCATCCATACTAGCACGAATATCTACTTTCTTAAAATGACTCCATCGTTGTGCTATTTTATTATTGATAGCACTGGCATTTGTATCGTATTCTATCCATATATTTTTTGCGTAACCAGCTTCGATTAGTTTATCAAGCATGATATCATGAGCTGGAGTAACCATTGGTTCGCCGCCTGTGATATAGATATGTTTTAAATGCGGCATCATTTCTTCAAACTTTGGCCACCATCTAGGATCTTCATACCATTGAAGTTCAGCAGGCTCCATCCATTTACCAGTATCTGTGTTTTTGGTAACTGTAATTTTAGTTCCTTGCCCAAACGAATTAGTTTTAAAGTAATCAAAATGTTCTTCGTACCATAAATTGCTAAACGCAGGGCTACACATAATGCATTTTTGATTACACAAATTGCCAAATCTTATATCCAACGAGCTTGGCATCCAATCTATATTACCCTCACTATCTATTTTGTTTTGCTGATAGTCTTCTTCTGACACAACATTATCATCTTCTATTTTCAGCAAATATATTCTACGACTTTTATTTTTATGGTTTCTATCATGATTTGTTATTATCTCTCGATTCTCACAACAGTCGCAATGCGGACTCCATTTATCAGGATTATTAACATTGAATAATCTAACTTCTTTGTGTTTATCACTATTCATTATTTGATAGATACTATGGGTTAGTATATGCATTACCTTGCCATCTTTATCTCTGGCACGTTGCATGTCTAATTTTTTATTAGAATTTTGCCCAATAGAACATAATCTAATGTATCCGTCAGGTAAAATATGCAACCCGCTCCAAACAGTTTTACAAAACATAATTTCTTTTTCCTTTTAATTATTCCGGGCCCATAAATCTGGTAGTATATCCATGGCCCCCATATTCTTCTGTGTATGGTATCACAGTATCGATTGTTATATTATTTTCTAAACTTGCTTCGGATAATTTTTCAATGTTCCAATAATCAAAACCAATAAAATAAAAAGGACGATCGGTATAATTTACAAACTCATGTATATCGGTGTCGGGATTAAAACTAAAAAATAATCCCTGTTTAACATCAATTTTTTCACCAGCAATTCTTATTAATGCTTCGTTACCGGCATGCGTACTTACACAGAGTATATATCTTTTGATTCGTTTATGATATTTCCATGCATCAGTGTGAGGCAATAATTTACAATGAGCATCTAAATTCCATATACACATTCTGCCAAACGGACCAGGTTCATTTAGTACTTCTCTCATCCTATTACAAAAATTTAATGTATGGGGATAATTTGGATTATATTCGTAATTGTTTTTGAGGGCATATGATATCATATTAATAAAATAAAAATAATTTAAATTTTTATTAACAAATTTCATTGCACCTAAGTCAAAATCTCCGGGTGAATCATCATGAAGTTGTTTACCAGGTTTACCCTTTGGTCTAAACCAATTTGGGTCGGGGTCGTTGACAATTTCTGTTAAAATTGCTTGAGCATCTGTCAATTGTATTGATCTATGACTAATCATAAGTTTCCTTTTATTCGCACGTACATTAAACTATGGCTAAATCAAATACCATCAGCATCAAATCTAAAGAACTTTTATTATGATATGAGTGAATTTGTTTATGATCGAGGTAATACAAGTCTCCTGGTTTGACAGGAAATAGAGTATCTCCTACTATCTGTAAAACTTCATCTGTTCCTGTATAATAAAATTGATACCTTTCAATATTATCAAAATATGGTGCTATTGTATCATTATGCGGATATATTTGTTTTCCGGGTCCTAGAGTAGTAACGTATGCTCTGGTTAACCTTCTAGGATTTTCTTCCTCTATCAACTGCTTTAATTTTCTTAAAAATAAAAAAGTTTTAGGAAACACAGATTTATCAACTAGTTCCGATCGTTCCATGTTATTTGCTAGATAAATGGTTCTGCATTCTCTTAAAGGTCCGGTCTGTGCATACACTAACGATCGTGGAGCCGTTGGCGTTTTAGATCCGCAATGTAAATCAAATTTGTCCAAATTATCAATTAGTTCTCGGTAGCTATCATCAAATCCTGTGAGATTGTGTATTAATCTAGTAAGATTTTTGGTAGTCGTGGATCCTTTAAGACTTGCCCATGTAGTTTTGTCTTCAGGCCATTTTTCAATTTGATATCGATATCGACTTAGATCTTCTGGTATCATAGGTTGTTTTTAAAAGTATCAGTATTTATGTACGGCAGTGTGCATGATTCAAATTTTGAAATCACATGTTAAATATTGTGCTAAATATTGGATGATAACTCCGCACGTCAGTATAAATTTTAAATTCAACGAAGAATCAAAACAATGGTTTGACATCCATTGCCCAGCGATTATCAAGAATTTTGATGAAACATTTCCAGACACCGGTGGTCCTATTTTTAACAATCCTAATCATACTGATTCTATTGTTTTTCAATCTTCATCTCCTGCGATACAAGTAAAGAAATTTTTAAACGAGCTAGAATTAACACAGATACACGTTCAAATGTTTGTGTATAAAATTCAATCAAAACTGTTTTCTATAGAAAACCCACATATTGATACTCCTGGAATGAAACCGTTACCTGGCAGATTCAATGTACTAGTTTATGGCAATGAAAATTCTAAAATGCACTGGTGGAATAGAGATATAAACCACCCTGCAATTCAACCTATCAATATTCCAAATTTTGGAAAAAGATGGCAAGTAATTGGAAATTCTAAAAAAGAACAACTTGGCCTATTAGGAAACCCTGATCATTCAGCACATACATTATCTAAAGTAGATCAAACGGGTGATTTTGTAAGAACTGAAATTGTACATTCTATAGAGCGAAATGGTGAACGACGGTTGATTGTCAGTACACAAATTCACCACCCGTGGGAAGAAATACTAGAGAAAACAAAAAATGTCTAAACCAATAATGTTAATAACTGGCACTAGTCGAGGCATAGGACTTGCCTGTGCAAAACACTTTAAAGATTTGTATGAAATTGTGGGAGTATCTAGGACTCCCGGAGAATTTGTAACTGAAGTTGGGGACATAAACGATACTGAATTTCGAAACATGCTAGTCAATAAGTATACTCCGCAAGTGTTTATTAATAATGCAGGAGTTAATGGTAGTGTAAAAGTAGACGAATTATTAAACACCAATGTAGAATCAGCGGGATTTTTACTAGTAAAATTTTATACAAAAATGACAGCTGGGTATATAATTAATATATCCAGCTGGTCAGCCAACACATCTGGCGGCCCAAAATCTGGTATCGGTGAGTTGTGTTACAAAGCATCAAAGTTGTTTATAAAGAATTTAAGTAATAATTTATCAAACTATCGAACTAAGCCAGTATTTATAACAAGTTTAGAGCCACAAATAGTGTACACTACCATGATGTCAGCAGATGCTGATAGCAAGCCTATGACAGATATTTACGAAAACTATGATTTTAAATCTTATATGCCTATGAGTGCTGAATATATAGCAGAAACTATTCAGTGGATCATAACTCAACCGCCTTGGGTAAGTATTAAATCTTTAGAAATAAGTAATGCTTACGGCAATCAGTAAAGATTTTTAGAAAGAACCCTGTAACCAACTCGACGCATAGGATAATAATCCCATACAGCTTGATGTTGTGATCCAAAATTGTCCCACCAAGCTATGGTATTAGGACTCCAGCGTAGTCTACAAGAATATTGGGGGTGGCGAAGTGTGTGAAAAAGTCTCGATAACAAATTATTACTTTCCATTGATTTTAGACGTGTTATGCTAACTGAAGCCATCTCATTGACATTTAAATATTTTTCTTGTGTTTCAGGCCTTATGGCAATGACCGGATGTGTTGCTCCTACTGTATAATCGCCCAAGTCTCTACGTTTGCCAGGAGCAACATGCAATGCCGATAAAGACGATAGAAATGATTTTTGACCGTCATCCATTTGATTATAAATCTTAGAGGTGTTGACAAATATTGTGTCGCCACCGACAGATGGACATTCGGTAATATATAACATAGAGGTTCTAGGGGGTTCTGCTACAGCCGTTCTGTCAGAATGCATATATTTCCCATCAACTTCAAAAAATGTTGTATCTTCCCCCGAAAACACATATCCAATTTTAGGATTATTATTATATTTCTTCTCATCGGTATGAATATAAATTTCGCCAAATTGATTCATAACCTCTGGTAAGTAGTTAGGATTTAATTCTTGATCTCTAAAAAATATCATACGATTATCAATTAATGCATTTTTTAAATCTACTACAGTTGTAGATGGTAATGGTTGCGATAAATCAACACCGGTTATTTCTGCTCCAATAGCAGTAGTTAATTTATAAATTTTCATTGTTATTTCCGTTAAAATTTAAAGATTTTAATAATTGATCCATTGTCATGTTCCATTGCAATTGGACAAACGCTCTAGGTTTTTCTGGATTAGCACCTTCTACAGAATGTATTTCTGATATATTTAAAACATAGGCCTCACCGGCAATTGCTTGAAATTGATCTATCAATATTAAATCTTCATAATAATAACCGGTATTAACTTCTTTTGTTGTGTTAGTTTTTGCATCATACTTAATGCTTACTCTATTTTTAGCGTTTTCTTTTAGTTTCCAAAAACTAGTAGTATAACCGCCTGGCCGTATATAAAAATTAAGACAGCTGTCTTGACCGTGATCAAAATGAGGAGGCAAAACACCGTGTCCTTCTACTAGATAAAAATTTACCGGAGGTATTTTGAAAACTTTTTTTAAAGATTCTACATAATCTTTATCACTTATTTCAAAATAACGAGGATGGCCATAATGAAATTTTAACTCACCTTTGATAGAATCAGGATCAATCAGAGCTGTTGGAAAAATGCTTGAATCAATTTTTTTAAAATAGACAGTCATGATTATCTATTTAACAAATTATAAGTAATAACATATCTAGGAAGTTGATTTGAGTAGTCGTTACATGCCACTGAGTGAACATGTTTTACTGACATGAGATATCCAGTGCCTTCGTCTATCACAAACCTATGAGCTTGTTCAGGCTCGAAGTTTTCTACAGTCAGCGTATCTTGAATAAGAGTATCCCACTTGTTACTTCTTTTTAATCCAATATTTAAACATATGTCTCTAGTGATATCCACATGGGCACCAACATGTTTAGTAGGCATAATTTTAGTGATATTAACCCTGTCTGGCCTGATGTTATGTCGCAAAAATTCTAGTATCAGACGATTATCAGAACGGTAGCTCTGCGAAATTGTACGCTGATGTTTTTTCAATTCTTCAGCTACTTCAATACATTCTTTATTAAAATTTAAATGAAAATTTCTGCAAAATGCTATCCCGCTACTAAAATGCTGCCAATGAGTTCTGTTGTTTGGATCTGAATAAGGTCTACGATAATATCTATCAAGTTCAATAGTTTCAAATTCACGTTCTAATTCATCTATATTCCAAGATACACTGAACTCAGAAAATATTTTTTGGTATAATTGACTTGTATCATTCATTTTAAAAAAGGAATAAAAATTCTAGAAGGATCTAACTCCCACCATTTTCCACTTACACCAGACCCAAAATCAAAAGAACCAGGCGAGTGATGATGATTGTTGTGCCAACCTTGGCCCCATGCTAGGTATCCCAGTATCGGATTATTATGGGAATTATCTGTGGTTTCAAAATTTCTGTAACCAATACTGCCTTTCAAATGCCCGTACACATTGACCAAATTATCTTGTAGTAATCCAATGCAAGTCACAAGACAACATGCTGTCAAAGATAGTCGCCAATCAAACAGTGCCACAACTAATGGAATACCCCATAGCACAGAATGATAGTTGTTGTGTAACCATACATGGTTCTTTTTCCTAAGCAAGTCAACTGCGTATTTGATATTTACAGGATTATTACCAGTGGTCAATTTGAGATACCAACCAACAAATGCTGTTTTTTTATCATAAGCCACTGGGCTGTGTAGATCTTTTGCAGTATCAGAATGAGGATGATGGTAACCACGATGCATTGCTACCCAAAATATACTTGCACCTTGGCCGGCCATTGCGGCAAAAAATAATATTATGTTCTCTTTCCACACAGGCAGTTGGTAAGTGCGATGGCTGAATATTCTATGATATCCCACTGCGATGCCCAGCCCGCAAACCAATGTCCACATGACAAATGTTGCCCACAAATAGTAAAGTGGAATAACTCCCATTATCAATAATACAATTGTTGCGGCACCCAAAATCATGCCAGGCACAAATTGTAACCAAAATGATTTTGATACATTTTTAAACAAATTCATATCCCCCCTCCAATGGGTAATGTGGTTCTATATTCTTGTTTCAAGTAATTACATCTGACAATAGAATCTTCAGGAACTAAAAATCTTTTGTAAAGCAATTCCCAAGGATTAACATAGAAACATTTATTTTTACCTGGTACTAGAAACTCGTCAAAATACCCATATCTTTCATCATTGTATTTACTCCAATGGAACCTGCGCAATAATCGAGTGTGTGCAGACTGAGTCAGCGTGTAAAATTTCAATCTTCCATTTTTTTCATTATGATCAATTACTACATCTAATACTTCTCTCAGCAAGTTATTATTTCCGCTACTTCTATATATGGTATAAAACCAGGAAGGTTCTTCATTACTTTCATAAAATGAAATTAATGCTTTGATTTGGTCATTTTCCAAGTAACCATATGCATGAAAATTATTCAAATCACTTAGATAGTTAGAGCAAAAAATATTATACAATGTTGCATTGAATATTTCACCATTGCCGTTTTGATTAAAACTGGTGCTGTTGATATCAACACCCATGTATTTTTTAGAACGGAACAAGTTTTTAACTGCGTCTGCGTGTGAACTATCAAGTTTTACTACTGTCATAATTTTTTCCGTATAATTGAATTTTTAAATCATCTATAAAAATGCCGTCCAAGCTGGATTCTAGTCGCCTAGGATGTGTTAGGTACAACTCTCTATATGTTTCCCCGTTGAACCCCAGCAGTTTTTCATACCCTGTGGTTTTGTTTTTCCTCACCAGTTCAGGCATAAGTGTATACAATATTTCATTTTTTGAACTTACGCTTGCCAGTTTGTAGTTGTACCGTTCGGTGATCAACTGCTGAATACCAGTGTTTTCCAAATAGTAACCAATCATTTCTGGAGTATAACTGAACCATTCATTCACTAATGGAATAGTATATTTCATACTAAATCTCATAGCACTTGCATCTTCGTTTTCTCTAAATGTATAATACCACTTGCTGTCTGTAGGAGTCACGTGACGTCTCAACAGCATTTCGCCGCCCATTACCGCAGGTGCTTGTAGTTTTAAAATGTTGTGATAAACTGTCAAATAAGCAATTTGACGACATTGTAGCACTGTTGCAAACTCAGCGGCTTCACCGCTTTTATAAAATTCCTTAACATCGAACTCTATAGTTTCCATCATTATTCCAAGTTCGTTGCAAATTACCAATCCGTTAAGATAATCATTCCAGTTATAGTCGTCTTTGAATTTAATAAACACAGCCCTGGGTTTGACACCGATTTTAAGGAACGATCTCAACACAATTTCGCTGTCTGTTCCACCACTGAACATTACTACTAAATCTTTACCAAATTCTTTGGATACCATGTCAGCAGTGCGGTATTGTTCTTCCAACCAATTACTTGTTTTGTAATAATCAATATCTATTTTTCCCACATGCACTTTGTATTTTTCATACGGTGTGTCACGATGTCCAAATAGTCTATCGCCTATGGTATAGGTCAAATGATTATTTTGTGTAAAGTTCATTTCATCAAAGCCATTAATTCACCAACAGTGAAAACAACAGCATCGGATTCTATTTCGTGTCCCGTGGTTTCTTCGTAGTACATTTGTAGTTCAACAATATCCAACGAATCCAAAGATAAGTCTACCAAAATATCAGTTGGTTTCAATTTTAAAGTTTTTTTTGTAAGAATCAGTATTGCATTTTCTATAAATTCAATCTTTTCAGAATCTGTCATTGTTATGTCTCCTGCCACGTGTTAGTATGTGCGCAACGTATTTACGTAAATATATCACCATGAAAAAAATTATCGATTTCGCTACCAGTTATGATTCTGAACTTTGGGAAAAATATCAAGCATATCTGCTGACTACTACAGATGATCTCAAAGCCAACTATTTGAATTTGGATCCGAGAATGTTTGCTTGTTTTCCGGTGGTGATTGTGGATGACAAAATTGTGTGTTTCAGCGCACTGCAAATTAACGACGAACGATGGGGCAAGGGAATTGGACGGGTAAGCACTAGAATGTGGATACATCCTGATTACAGACACCGGGGTAAATTTGTGGGTGGAGAAAAATTTCTCAACACAACATATTGTCTTCCTTTACAACTAGCCAAGGCAAAATTATTGAAGTTGGATTGTGTTTTTATCAGTAGAGAAGATAATCAAAGAGCGTTTGTGCATTATTTGCAGTTGATTAACATAAATTGCAACATCTCCTTTTGCATGGAATCCAGCAAATACAACGTGTGCGGTTCCCTAGATCCTATTCCGGAAAGTTGTAAACAGTGGGTCGCTATGTATTTTTTAAATAGTGATGCAACTGACAAGTGGAATCAGCATATGAACAAGTACAGATTGGATTTATAAATTTTTATCCTAAAAAACTGCCTGCTAAATATGTCACGGAGAAACATTATGCCAATAGTCAGCGAGTTAGGAAAAGTCCAAGACAAAACACAAACAATTGTTTCTGTTAATCTTTCTAGTACTTTAGGAGGATCTATCATTGTGCCTTTCTTTTTAAAAGAAACAGCATCATTAATAGAAAAAGGTTGGGCGAACCAAGCCTTAATGGGCTCAAATGACAGTAAAGTAATATATGTCAAAATTGAAGATGAAGTAGCAGGATTTATAGTGTTTAATTACCAGAATGATTACCAAAAAACTACATGGATAGTTCTTGGGACTGTTTTTGAAAAATATAGAGGAAGAGGGTTATATAAAATAATGCATTCTTATTTAGAAAAAGTTGCAAAAACTAATAACTCCGGCAGTATTAATAGTCACGTGCATTGCGATAATATACCAATGCTGGCAATTTGTAAATCAATTGGAAAAGAAACTTTATTTTATAGAACAACTATGGATTTGAAAAATTAAAATGGACAATCCAATAACATACGAAATCGACAAACAAGAATATGTTGTAAGATATCAAAGTCCAAGTCGAAAGTTTGGAAATCTGCGTGAAGAACTTAATGCTGATACAAAACTTATTAATGAAAAATACGGTAAGGTATACGTAGCGTTTAGTTCGGGTGTAGATAGCCAAGTAATACTTCGATGCTTTTTAGATATGAAGGTAGATTTTGAACCGTTTTTCATTCATGTAAAAGGACGTAATGATTTTGAAAAAACAGTAGTGGAACTTTCTGAAAAATTTTACGGAATTAAAATTAAAATTTTAGAAGTACAACTTGAAGAACATCGCGAAGAGTGGGAAGCAAGATCAATTTCTGAAAATTTACCAACTTTAGTTCATTACCCTTTTGAACTTGCCAGCAAAATGTTGCCAGAAAATTATCCCATGATTATGAGCGGTGCAAACGAACCTGCAATCATAGGAAATCGAATAATTGGTTTACACATATATCACAACTATCATGAAAGTCTGCGTTTACGTTTTAATTTAATTAATAAACATCGAACTATTTTAGACTTTCCGTATAGTGCAGAAAGCCTCGCTTCTTACTATTGCGACGATCTAATTAAAATTTGGGGTGATGTGTGTAATTATTATATTACAAACGATTTGGTAGTAGCGGGCACTCAACAGCCTATGGTTCCGGGCAGTAGATTTAATTATTATCTAAAAGGATTATTAAAAGGAAAATACTTTAAAAGAGACATCCTGTGGCCTTCTAAAAAATCAGGTTATGAAAATTATCCCAATTGGATGATTCCGCATTGGGCATATCCTAAAGAAGCACACATCAGTGTAAATTACAATGATGTAGTGCAACATTTAGAATCTTGCTCGGGATCTATTAAAGAATTTAAAGATTGGATATTTTAATGTTAGAAAATAATATGACAAATAAACATTTAGGATACTATCTTTGTGATGGTATAGAATTTTCATCTAAAATTGATGCGTTGTTTCACAGTACTAGATCTAATAAACCTGTAGAATGGTATTTTAATCGATTAGAGTTTGACAACTATAATTGGCAAGTTGAGCCTACTGAATCTCTTGACCAACTATACGATCGACGTAGTCGACAATTGAGGGAAAAGTACGATTACGTTGTGCTGAGTTTTAGCGGTGGTGCTGACACTAATAATATATTAGAAAGTTTTATCAGGCAAGGTCTACACATAGATGAAATTGTGACTAATCACATGACCGAGCTTACTAAATCATACACACTAATAGACTCCGATTTTAAAGATAGTTGGAACTTTGCTGCCGAGCATCAACTTCAAGCTGTGCCTAGATTACAATACATAACTGATAAACTACCTAGAACTAAAATTACGGTGCTAGATGTCAGTAACAGCGTTGTAGATGCTATGAAGGATTTTAGTGAAGAAGATTGGGTATTGCATCGAAATGATCATATATCACCAGGGCAACTATTCCGTTACAATTATTTTCACTTTGGGGAAATTAAAAAGAAATTTGACCAAGGAAAAAGCGCATGTATAATTGTAGGAGTTGATAAACCAAAGACTCAGATTGATAACAATGGAAACTTTTATATATTTTTTAATGATACTACTGCTAATATAACAACGATCAACGACTTTAATAAAGAGTACAGTAATGTAACAACAGAATTGTTTTATTGGAGCCCTGACTCTGTTGACATGGTTTGCAAACAAGCACACGTAATAAAACGGTGGTTAGAATTAGACCGTCCAGATAGACAGGGGTATTGGAGAAATACTGGAACCCAAATGAGACGTTTATATCACGAAAGGTGGTTACGTAGTTTGTTATACTCTACATGGGATAATTCTTGGTATCAAGCAGATAAGTCAATACAATGGTGGAATACAGAATTTGATGGATGGTTCAAGAGACTACAACAGTTTGAAAAAGAACGTGAAAATTGGAGAAATGGATTATTTTTTCTAAGAAAAAATATTCCAAAATATGTCAATATGACTACGTGGGGTATCCCTGACTCACTACTTGATTTTAAACAAAAATATATTATAGGAAAAATGAAAAATGGATTCAACAACAATTAAAGAACGATTCCAAGAAAAGATACCGCGTAGTGCGGCTAAAGTGATTACTTGGCGAATATTAGTTACTATTACTAATTTTCTAGGAGGTTGGCTAGCAAGTGGTAATCCTTGGGTTGGATTAGGTGTAGTTAGTTTTGCACTAGTAGTAAACAGCATAATGTACTATTTTCATGAAAGAGCGTGGAATCGTGCTGGCTGGGGGAAAGAAATTGTTAATAGTAGTAACACACTAAATACAGTCTAAGGAGACATTTATGACAATTTGTTTATCAATGATTATAAGTAAACCTGATAATTCTCAGTTTTTTGCAGAACATGAACCAGAAAAACATAAAGAGTATATCAACTGGGTCAAAACATGTAAGGGTTTTGTTAGTTTTACAGATGAAAATTTAACGACTACTGTAAAAGAACAAATAATTATGTTTGACAACGAAGAAAATTACGCAAATTTTCTAAAAGAAAGTTCAAATAATAAAATTGCTAATGAACGACTTATATATAATGTTAGTCACGGTATCGAGGTCGATAAAGAAGTATCGACTATTTAATATGCAAAAAAAATATTATGTTAAAGATTGTCCTGAGGATATGACTATAGTTAATTGGTTATTACAAAATACCGATTGGTCAGATCAGATGGCCAAAATCAAACCCAGAATTGTCTATCCAAAAATATTAAATTTTAAAATTTCTAATTTTGATGCTGATCAACTAACTAAGGATTACAACGAAGCTTCAGAAATTTACGGTGAATACGGATGGCGGCACGCCACAGGCGAAAGTAGTTTATATACTGGAATCAGTTTAGTGTATAATCCAAATCACCAAGACAAATTGAATATTCATGCTAGTACATTAGGAACTCCTAAAAATAAAAAAGAAGAATTTGTATTCGGTTCGTTAGAAACTCACCAAGTATTACGCAACGGGTATTTTGATAGCTATGGATTCAATGTTCCGACGCCGGCAAGTAACCACAAAAGTATCGGAGAGTTAATGTCTCGTTGCAAACTAACCCGTATAAGAAGTAGAATATCTGTGATAAACGGCAAAGTTAATGCCTCCCAAGGATGGCACCGAGATGAGCCCGTGTTTATCAATACAAGGATTAATATTCCATTGACTACTAATGATAATTACTTAATGGAAATAGAGGATTATCCCCCTGTTAATTTGCCTGTAGGGTGGGCTTATAGTTGGGATACACACGATCTACATAAAGTTTATAAAGTTAAAACAGATAATTTTAGAAGAATACACCTTGTATTGGGACTTAGTCCTTGGTGGAATTATAACCCTGAAGAGCAGTATTGGTTAAAAAACGAATTCTACGGAGTTAAACACCCATTTGATATGCTAGCCGATGGTGATGTTTTTGAAGGATTAACGTTGGATATAGAAAATTAAACTAGCCAAGTGTACCTATAATTTAAAGATTAAAGTACTCAGAAATACCTGCTTTTTCTGCCCATTCTTTATTAAATTTACCATCTATCCGAAGACTCCAAGCGGCATATTGAGGATGACCTTCACTTGAATGAATATTGTGCGTACTAAAAACACACGCTCTACAAGTTGAAAGATGTAGTTTGCCGGTATCGGAATCATTGACAACTAGTCTCTTTGGAATTACTCCGGTCAACCAAATAAATTGATCTTTGACATCTTTATATCTAGCATTATTTTCAGCGTAATCTCGGTGAAAAGCTGTTTTTTGACAAGACTCGTTGATCCAAAAAATTACTCTACAGTACTCAGTAAAACAATTCTGCGCATCTATCCAATCAAATAAAAACTTAAATTGGTCGTCAAACGGATATTTTATTACATTTCTTTTTAGATGCTTCTCATGATATTTTGCTTGATCACCCAAAACTCCTCGTACAATAAGACGAGTTCCAAGAGTAGATGCTCCAGATAATTTAGCATAATACTCAGCCTCTATGCGGCTTAGCTCAGGCATTTCTAACAAGATTCGATCCCGTTCTTTAAATACACTCACGGTAGATTGATCATATAGTGTAGCTTGACCAGTACCTGATGGTCGACAATGTGCATAATTTTTTGCCAACGCAAGTGCAATTTTATCGTTTATCTCGTCAAATGCTTTCATATCTAAATGGTTTTCTAGATTATAAAATATTTGATTATTAATTAGTTGCATGTTGTTTTCCTTTGTCTAAGATTTTACAAACCAAACATTATTTTTTTAATCTCGGCAAACGGAATGGTGTTGACTCTAGGTCTAAGCGTCAACAGTATTCTTCTGTTGGGCGAATCTTTATTCCAAACACTATGATAGATAGAAGTATTCAGAAGGATTGCTTCACCTGGGCGTACATTTGTTGTTTTTACATTGGGATAAGTTGCCGCTTTGCGCCAATCTTTTAATATATTTTTACTCCATCTACTAATATTGGCTGGCCAGTCTTTAAACTGTTCGTCATCATACCAATACGTTATACATTTATCGTCTGATATTTCTAGTGCTATGTTGATACCAACTGATTGAGTGTTGATTCCGTCTTCATTGGTTACCCCGTCCGTATGTATACCCATTCCGCCGTCTGGGTATGTATCAAAAATACAAAATCTAGATAATCGTAATCTTAAATCTTTAAAAGGTAACATGTCATTTATTTTTATAGCCGCTTTTTTAGTCAACCATTGGTTCTGATAACCGGGATATTTTTCTTCGTTTTCTAAAGGTTGTTGAGATATAGAACTTATAACATCTTGCAATCCTTCCCATTTGAATCTTATATAATATGGGCTACAATCTTCTATTATTGTGTACATAAATAATTTCCTAGCATATACATTATTTACTCGTTTAAGGTTGACACTATCTTAAAAAACCTATACAATTACATTGTAGACGTGAGTGGAACTTGGTATACCTCCTCCTAGTAGCGCAAGCGAACGGAGGGAATTGGCCTAGCCCTTAGGGTGGCTTTGTAGGTTCGAATCCTACCGTCTACACCATTTTAACACACAGGCACAGAAAGGCAGTTTATGAAAAAGATACTGGTAGTTTTGTTAACAGCAGTAACTATGAACGCAAATGCTCAATTGGAAAAATCAGCAACTGAGATGTATTCTATTCAAAATCTAGTGACAACCGAAACACAAGTCAAAGTTATCAGAACAGATAACGTTATGCAAACTTGCGAAGCTGAAAGCAAACGTCGTGGATTTGGCGGGTTCAGAGGAGCAACTATGGAAGCCTGTAGTTTCCATAACGAACGGACTTGCACTATCATAGTCGGGTATCGTACTAACAACGATATTCTCGGACACGAATTCCGACACTGCATTCAAGGAAGTTTTCATTAATGAAAAAAGTAGCAAGTAGCCCTGAACGGCACACCTTTCAAAAAGAAGGTGCAATCAAGCGGGCAGAAGAAAAGGGCGAAGAGCCCAACCAAGCCTATATTGACATGTGGGATCAAATCAAGATTGATGATGCTAACAAGATCAATGATCCAATTTGGCAAAAGCACAATATGGAATACGATTTGCGCAGTAGCAAAGAACTTTGTGACAAAGTTAAAGAGTCCGACAACTATGCTCAAAACTTGTACGCCGCAATGTGCAACATGGATTGGCAAAGTAGAGATTTTTGGCAAGAGATGAAAGGCCAAACTTGGAGTTGCAGTTGGCGGCATGCTGGTGGTATCGTTGCTGACATGCAGGAAAAGGGCGACTACATTGATTGGTACTGCTCGGGCATTGGAAATCAAGAAGCGGGATTTGGTTTAGACCATTATGTCCCTACTCCAGATCCCGATGGACGAGATTATGTGCCAGAAGGTACAGTAACCGAAGAAATTGAATTGGATTTAAATCGGCTAGGTTGGAGACCAATTCCTTACACTGAAGAAGAATAACACGGTAAATAATACTATGAAAAATTGGACTGTAACAGTCGAAGAAGCAGATGACGGTAGCGGAGACATAGTTCTGCCATTGCCGCCTGAACTGCTGGAAACACAGGGTTGGAAAGAAGGCGACACATTAGAATGGACCGATATGGGCAACGGCTCATGGACCATATCAAAGGCAACTAATGGCTAAAGACGACATTATAGAACTAACTGGAGAAGTTGAAGAAGTTTTGCCAGGCAACATGTTTAGAGTAAAAGTAGAAAATATGCCTAAACCATTGTTATGTTACATGGGTGGTCGATTGAAGCAAAACAAAATTAGAATCATTTTGGGCGATAACGTCCGATTAGAAGTAAGCCCTTATGATCTAACAAAGGGCCGCGTAACTTATAGGTTGTAATATGAATTCGTTAATCGAGCAAGTCAACACAGTTTGCCAGCAAGTTCGATTAACGACCAACGGTGCAACAACTTTTAAAAAATTAATAAATCGAGTCCGTAAAGAATTCAAAGAACAAGGATTGGATTTAACTATCAGGACTAAGAAAGATAAGGATTTAGATACCGACCGCTGGTATGTAATGGCATACTACGATAACGAAAATGACTTGGATGGTGACACACCTATAGAAGTTATTATTCATCATAATCTAACTGGCGATGAAGAATTTGGTTTACATCATATTACTAACTTTCTTATAGAAATATATGATGCTACAGTACACGAGTTTCGTCACCAATACCAAAGTAAATTACGCAATTACAACGATTACGTAGATCCTATCGAATCCCCATACGAAGCATATTTGGCAAGTCAAGACGAACTGGATGCGTATGCATTTAGCATCGCAATTGAACTGTTAAGATTTATGTCAAAAGAACGTGCTAGTCGATATATGAGCAAGATTAGTATTATGAGTAAGATGCGAAAAGGTTCACAATATGTTAGCCCAACATTTTGCGCATATCTTAGTATTTTTGGGCTAAGTCCTGTAACCAAGAAATTAGCCAAAAAAGTCTATAAGCACTTACAAACGGTTGACACTCGACATATTTTCATGTAAAATACAAAGTATATTAACTCATGTAGCGAGCGAGCAATGTCCAAAAAAGAGTTTCCAACCCAGCAAGTTTTAGAATTGGCTTGTGCGGCACAGCGAGTAAATGGTGAATATCTAAAAGAAGCAGAAGGTGTTTACAGCTCTGATGGCATTTATATGTACACCAAACAGACTAATAAGATGCAGATGTTGTGTACAGTAAATCCTACTAATTGGACTGCTGATCCAAAAGATGCACCTATGCCTCTTAAGATCGCAGATGAAGATGTTGTACTTGCACAGGAAATTAAAACTTATTACAAGCGATTGCTGTTTGCGGCCATTGAAGGTGAGAACGATTTCCAAACTAACATCAACAGTTTTCTAAGTTCGGAAAATATTGAATCAAAAAACTTTGGTTACATTGCCTGTTTGCCACACGTCTATGTCAAGGACAGGGTGCAAAACAAACTTAAGAAAGTTGCTCGAAGTGTAGACGAAGGTCATTTGGGAGAAGTAGGCAGTAACCTTAAAGACTTAGATGCAGAAATTCTTTCGTCAGTTAAGTCAAAAAACTTTGAAGGCTACAATATAGATGCTATAATAAACAATAAGATGGCGTCTTGGATTAACAAGACAAGCCTTAACCTAGGTGCCTGTGTTATAGTAAAAGCAAAGGTTAAGGATCACACAAAACATTGGAAACATCAAAATGATGTAACCAGACTCAACTATGTGAAGGCGGCGCAATGAAACAAGAATTAGATAAATTGCTTTGTGAGAAGTATCCAAAGATGATGGTTAACCGCAACAAGGACATGAAAGAAACTTGTATGTGTTGGGGCTTTGAGTGCGGTGATGGTTGGTACAATATCCTTAATCAACTTATGGGCAATATTCAACATCACATTGATTGGAAAGAGAAACAACATAATTGGGCTGTCAAATATAACGAGATGGCACAAGCTGGTAAGAGTGGTAATGCAGAATTGTTTGCTGATTTGGTTGCTAAAGAGTACGCAGACAAACCAACCATTAGTGCAGACTATATCCGTGAACGTTGCGAAGACATGATTAAGAATCCCCTACGTGATGTTCCAGAACTTGTTCCCCAAGTAACATTGGATCAAGTTAAAGAAAAGTTTGGCACACTGCGTTTTTACTACACAGGCGGTGACGAATATATTAGTGGCATGGTCACTATGGCAGAAGCTATGAGCGGATGTACTTGCGAAGGTTGTGGTAATCCCGGTAACCGCCATGGCGGTGGATGGGTGCGTACATTGTGTACGGCATGTGAAGAACAAAGAGAAAAGAAACGAGCAGAATATGAGAATCAAATTAGTCAGTGATCTCCATTTGGAGTTTAGCGACTGCAACATTCAAAATGATCAAGATTACGATGTCCTGATCCTCGGTGGCGATATTATGATCGCACAGGATCTCCACGACCATCCAGAGCCTAACAATACTGCGGATCAAGCGGCCATTGCTAACGGCACTGGATTGGGTCGGAGACAAGAACGTGCTCAAAAGTTTCGTGATTTCTTTAAGCGTTGCAGTTTCCAGTTCCCACATGTAATTTACATTATGGGCAATCATGAATTTTACAATGGTAGATTCTACGACAGCATTGAACACATGCGTGACGAGTGCGCTAAGTATCCTAACATTCATATGTTAGAGAATGATACCTACACTATTCAAGATCGTAATAAAGAAACAGGTGAAGTCACTGATGTGGTCTTTGTTGGTGGAACACTGTGGACTGATATGAACCGGCGAGATCCGCTCACAATGCATGCCATTAAAGACATGATGAACGACTTCCGTATCATTCGTAACGACAAAAGAAGTTTTGCCACTATGAGTGCGTTGGATGTTGCTATTAGACATGACAAGACACTGGCCTACATCAAACTAATTGTTGAGGAACATAAAGACAAAAAGGTTGTAGTAGTTGGACATCACAGCCCTAGTTTCCAAAGTTGTCATCCAATGTACGGTAACGATACATTGATGAACGGTGGATACCACAGTGATCTAAGTGAGTTTATTATGGATCATCCGCAGATTGTTCTATGGACACATGGCCATACTCATCATCCTTTTGATTATGTGATTGGTGAGACTCGTGTTGTATGTAACCCACGTGGTTACGAAAACGATGGTTACAGCGAAGACACTGGCTGGAACCCTAATATTTTATTGGAGATTTAAATGACAGATGAAACACTATCAGTACCAGAGATGGTTCGATTGACTGCAAATAATAGTTTGGAATTTATGAAACAGATTGCTGAACATATTGAAAAACTTGAAGGTGCAGTCAAAGAACTTACAGCCCGTATAACTGAACTGGAAGGTGGCCTAAATGGCAACGATAACCAGGCACAGTGATACGTGCGTTGTTAAACAAGTGTCTAGCGGACGTGAAGTAAAAGGTGAGATTATGGCTTTCAATGAAGGTCGTAATCTTACTGTAGTAATGAACAAGGCAGTTAAACTAATGATGAATTGGAATGGTAGAATATACGAAGGCCGTAGTGCTGGCATGGATTTTACCAGCGAAGGTCCTACAATTAGTAAAACACAAACTGGAAGATAATATGAAAATTGGATTAAGTTATAGTCGTTGCGTTCGAGACATTGTGGATGGCAAAGTTAGTATTGACGATGTACTCATTTTAATCACACGTACAGACTTCGATCCGCACGACGATGAGCAGTGGTCTGGTATTTGGATTGGCTACGGTGGCGGCACGGATAATGCTTACTCCACAGGATTCTTTAGCCAAAGCAATCCAGAATGGGCAGGCTATCATGAAGAAGACAAATTCCGTAGCATAAGCATTATGCTTTATGATGACGGGAAAATGCATCAGCCTCGACAGTTTGGTGCTCGTCCAACACGCCGTCCAGAAATTTGGTTGGAAGCAGTGTTGCCAAATAGTGAATTGGAAAACAATCCTGCCGCTAAAATGGCCTGGGAAAAGTTTCAAACTATCGCTAGTCTTTCGAGCGTCACATTGGATGACAAGTACCAGTAATTCAGTTATAATAACACTATCGTAACAGAATAGAAAGTACAAAATGATTTGGGGATTACTGGCACTTTGCATATTGGGATTGCTATGGCCTGTTATACGATTTTTTGCTGGCATAGCAATTCTGTCAATGCTCATACTTGCATTTTCCGGGGGCGAATCTGCTACCAAAGAAAAGGCCTATGACTATTCCTATTACAAAGTCTTGAGTTATCAGGAACTTTGGAACTTTCCAAATAGTTGTGAAAAGGCTAACAATCAACTAGAAATTCTCAAACGTTTGCAAGCCCATAAAAACTTCAACCCAGATCCCGATTTGCTTAACAGCGATGATCAGGACTACAACGGTAGGCTAAAAGCCACAATTTGGTGGTTTGCTTATAGGTGCGATAAATCATGAAAAAGTATTTGATCCTTTTAATGCTAGTATCAGCTCAAGCATACGCGACCAATTGCAAAGTAACTACAGTTCAAATTGAAAACGAAGGCAAATTTCAAACCGAAACTGCAACAGTATGCAAAGAAGGTGCTGATGTTAGAAAAATTAAAGTCGGTGATGTGATTTTGGAAAGCGAAGTTGGTAAAAGTAAAATTGATAAAGTTTTCAGTTATCGAAATAGTCAATGTAAAATGTTTACCGAAAGTGCTGTCAAAAATAGTGAACTACGAGTGTACCACGGAGTCATGTGTCAGTTAGATGATAACAAGGCAAACTGGTTAGTAGTTGACAAGTGGTGATTTCGAACATACAATAACTTCATACTATTTTAAAAGAAAGGCACAGTATGTCAATTCAACGGGTAAACGAGTCTTCGGTTTATTATAACGCAAAGCGTTATCTTAATGTGGGAGATGTAAACTTTCGAACTCAAGTGCAAACTTGGGATCCGCCTGAATATGTTCCAATTTTAGAACATTGGTTTGATGTTCGAGACAAGTTAACATTCTTGCGTCAAAATCTGGCAAGGGCTAACAGTAGAGATAATGCTAAGTCTATTAATGTTAACTTAGACCAATTATGGGAAATTGGCAAGAAACAAGATTGGAAGTGTGCTTACACTGGAATTCCTCTAGAGTTTACACGAGGCGGAGATTTTGGTAACAATACTAACCCAAATAGTTGTACTATTGATCGAATTAATAGTAGCATTGGATATTGGGAAAGTAATGTACAATTGATAACGTGGCAGGCAAACTGCGCTAAAAATGCAATGACCCATGAGCAGTTTTTAGAGTTATGCAAAATGGTTGCCAAAAGGTTTGACATTTGAAGTTACATGTCATATAATTAACATATATTAACACACAGAGAGGCTTTTATGAAGGCATTTATCTTAGGCACAGTCTTTGGACTTGTTTTGGCAACTGTTGGATTTTCCGGTATTGCTAAGATGTTGGACCGAGGTGTAGACACAGTTAAGACTCAGAGTCAGGAGTTGGCAAAATGAAAATTTTCGTAGCACTTATTTTGGCAAGTGTACTTGCCGCATGTTCGACCGTTTCGGGTATTGGTAAAGACATTTCGTCAACCGCCGAATGGACTAAGGAGAAAATGAAATGAAAAAGACTCTACTACTAATTCCGATCGTTGCTATGCTGGCGGCCTGCGGTACAACTCGTGATGCCTATGAACGCCGTGCTGATAACGAACGTGAGTATCGTGAAAAGGCAATCGATCAGGCTCTTAAAAAGCGCCCTGAATGGATGAGCCGAGTTCCACTCAGCGACAGTGCTGTTTTTGCGGCCGCTGAAGGTACTGCTGGTAGTTATAACATGGCTGTGCATTTGGCACGTACCAATGCCTTGTCTGATATCTGTTATAGCGCAGGAGGTACTGTTGACAGTCAAACTAAGCAGTTTGAGACTAGTCAATCTCGTACTAGCTCTATTGAGAAGGCAACTCGCACACGATGCAATGCAGTTGATGTGACTGGAGTTGAAACATATGGTGCAAAGAATGTAGGAGACAATCCTGTAGTTGTTCGTTCAGGTGATCAATTCACAGCCTACGTGTTGTTGGCACTGCCAACTGGAGATGCTAATGTTCTGCGTCGCTCAAAAGAGCAGGCCAAACTTAACGAGCAAGCGGCTCGGCGTGCTCCTGAAGCATTTAAAGAATTGGATAAACCACAATGATTCGTGAATATATTAACATTGTAGAGTCTATGAGTAAAGGAATTACCGATGAGTGGTTTGCTCACGGTAGTTTCGAAACTTTCAAGCACCCTACACCAATTCATTATAAAACTGCTATTTCGCCTGGCACAATTGAAACGCTGGAAGGTCCTGTGGACTATCTAGCTGGTCATAAAATTATTACTGGGCCAAAAGGTGAGCAGTATCCAGTCAACCCAGCAAAGTTTGCTGAGTACTATGATGACAATGGGGATGGCACAGCCACTCCTAAGAAAATTCATAAACATGCCAAACTGGCAGATCACGATGGTGTAGTAAAAGCATCGTGGGGCGATTTGAATTTCAAGTCAGGTGAAGACTACATTGTGCGTCATGGTGCTGGCGATTACGGTGTGGTGAAAAAAGACATCTTTGCTCAAACTTACGACACCAGCAAAGCAGTATGAAGTTATTTGGACGTTCAGGCGGATACTATTTGTTTTGGTGTTCGTTCATTTATCTTGTAGTAGGACTAGTCTGTGCTGTATACTACAAAGCAGTTCAGCCAGAATATGTACAGATGGCGTGGCTATTGGCGATGGCCGCACCTGTGTTAGTTCCACCAGTCGCCCGTTATTTCAATATGGAGCCCGTGATGTTTGATTTGTTTAAGAAAAATAAAATGCCCAAAAATGTAGTACCGTTTCCTGTGCCTAAATCAGTTGAGCCACCTAAGTTAGTAGAACCACCCAAGGCTCCAGAGAAGCCCGCTACTACCTACTATGAGATTGGACATACCACAGACAATCGTGTGTCTATAAAAATGGGTTATAGCACCGTGACCATGAACCATCAAGGTGTGCAAAATCTAATTGATCAATTGGCATTGTATCAAAGTCAATTACGTGAGGAAGATAATGTATAACGAAATTGAACTGATGGAAATGGCTCGAGATTACGAAGCCATGGAACGTGTTGCATTGCAAGATGCAGAAGAATTGCGTCAATTGCGTAGCGGTGAAAAGCTCGTTGATCTAGTAGATATAAATCATGCTATATGGACATTACGTCATGCACAGCGTTATATCAGTGCAGAGCGCGAACAATTAATGAATACAATTAAAGGAAAAGAATATGCCTAATCTAGTACCAATGGTTATCGAGACTGAAGCTCGCGGAGAACGTGCATACGACATTTACAGCAGATTGCTCAAGGATCGTATCATAATGTTAGATACAGATGTGAATGAACACACAGCAAGTTTGTTGGTAGCCCAACTGTTATTTTTAGAAAGTCAAGGTAATGAAGACATTCACTTTTTCATTAATAGCCCTGGTGGTGGCGTTACCGCTGGTATGGCAATTTACGACACTATGCAGTTCATCAAGCCAGACGTCAGCACCATCGTTATGGGACAGGCTTGCTCAATGGGTAGTTTACTCGCCACTGCTGGCGCTCCTGGCAAACGTAAAATTCTACCAAACGCTCGTCACATGATTCATCAACCTTCGGGCGGTGCAGGTGGGCAGGCCACGGACATGCAGATCCAAGTTGAAGAGATTATCAAAATGAAACAAAATCTTACCCAAATTTATGTTACTCATAACAGCAAAGGCAAGACGTTTGATCAGTTCAAAAACGACATGGAACGTGACAAATTTATGGGTGCGCAGGAAGCTGTAGACTATGGGCTAGTTGACGAGATCATAACAAAACGCTCATAAAGTGCGCACATAACCAAAAGCCGTAGTACACTATAAATACTAATGTCTAGGAGTGTGCTATGGCCCGTCAGGCTTTTAACTGGTCCCAATTGGACCGTGATACGTTGTACTCAATGCTTTACAGTCTTAAACCTGAGATTGTAGATAGACGCTTGCCCATAGGCGAAATTATCCGTCAGATGAGCAAGCACATTAAAGCACACCTTCCAATCAAAGTTGTTAGTAGTAGACACAAGCCCGTTAAAAAGGGCGAACTTTGGGTCGGGGGTGCTTACTACAGTGATCTTGATAGAACAGGTAAAAAGAGATTTATTGAAGTAGAGCTGGCATTCCCCACAGACACTCAAACTATGAAAACTAGTCTGTATCGTTGGGAACGCATTTGCACTCTTTTTGCAGATACTGTACTACACGAAATTATACACACACGCCAATATCGTGCTAGAAAATTTAAAGACATTCCGGGCTATGAAAGTACTGCATACTATGCCAAAGATCGAGCATGGCAAGAATATTACGGAGATAGAGATGAGATGGGTGCTCACTCGTTTAATATTGCCCAAGACATGCTGGACAAATATGGTTGGGATTTAAAAGCCATCAAAGAGTATTTGGACAGCAATGTTCCAAAAAGGGTTCGGCCAAATGGTTGGGGTCGTTTTATGAAATCATTTGACTATGATCACACGCATCCAAAAGTTATCCAGATGAAGCGTAAGATAATGACACAATTAGAAAATGCTTGGTACGGAAAGCCATTTAAGACGTCAACACACTTGACATACTGATAATTACACTGTATAATATAAACTTATACAGTAACTATCGGAGTTGAAATGAGTAATTGTGCCAGCCACATTTGGAGTTTGGAAAGTCATCCAAGCCGCTTAAACAAAGAAGCTATCATTGAAGAAATTGCCAAAGAGGGCAACGATGAATTCTTCCACGGTTGCCAATTAGCATTGGACCCTATGGTTACTTTTGGTGTTAAACAAGTTCCGGAGAAAACAGATGAAGATGGCCCTGGGTTTAGTTGGGATAGTTTTGTTGTGCTTACTAGCGGTTTACGCAATCGTAACCTCACCGGTCACGATGCCCGTGATGCCATTGCTGAAGCCATAAAACTATCAACTAAAACGGAATGGAACGGTTGGTACCGCCGTATCCTTATTAAAGATTTGCGTTGCGGTACTAGTGAAAAAACAATTAACAAAGTAGTGGAGAAGAAATATGGAAAGTATTCTATACCTGTTTTTGGTTGTCAGCTTGCTCATGACAGTGCTAATCACGAAAGTAAAGTTACGGGAAAAAAACTTATTGAAGTTAAGCTCGATGGGGTACGTGTTATTACTATTGTTTATCCAGATGGCCGTGTCGATATGTTTAGTCGCAACGGCAAAGAACTTTTAAACTTTCCGCATGTAACAGAACAGATTAGTCGTGTGGTTAAACAAGATCCGCCGCCTTATGCAATTGTATTAGACGGCGAGATCATGAGTAGCAGTTTCCAAGACTTGATGACACAGGTACATCGTAAAAGTGATGTCAAAGCAAACGATGCTGTTCTTAATTTGTTTGATGTGTTGTCTCTAGAAGAATTTGAAGCAGGTATTTGCAACAAACGTCAAGAAGACCGTAGTGCAATGGTTTACTATTGGCATAAACAACATAAAGATGTGTTGCCCAACGTAACAGTTGTGGGACACGAGCTTGTGGATTTGGATACTACAGAAGGCCAACGGCGATATAAAGAAATTAATGCCAAAGCAATTGCCGGCGGATACGAAGGCATTATGCTTAAAGATCCAGAAGCATCTTACGAATGCAAACGTAGTGTAGCATGGCTCAAGTTAAAGCCTTTCATTGAAGTAAGTCTTGCTATTGTTGAAGTAGAAGAAGGTACAGGTAAGAATGTGGGCAAACTAGGCGCATTTGTATGCGAGGGAGATGATGATGGTAAACTTATTAGAGTCAATGTCGGAAGCGGATTTAGCGATGATAATCGCTCTACTTATTGGTCCGGTCGGGATAACCTTATCGGTAATGTTGTCGAAGTACGTGCAGACGCTGTTACACAAAATCAAGACGGATCATACAGTTTAAGGTTTCCACGTTTTAAAGGCTTTCGTGGATTTGAAGTAGGAGAAAAATTATGACAGAAGTTAGTAGAGTAACTGCACAAAATGCAGAAATGTATCAACAGATGGAAATTAAAAAGCTAGACCGTAGACACGAAGAACTCAGGTTAGAAGCGATGCGTGTTAAAGAACGTCTTAAAGATAATGAAGATAAAAGGATCGAGATGAATCGTCAGATGAATCGTCCTGGACAAAACATAGATAGGATGGCATAATGACAAACCCGTTTAGAGATCAAGAAAAATTTATGAGAGCCTGCGATCAGAGCGTTGGCAACTTCAACGAACTGCAATATGCAATGTATGTTAACTTAATTGATGAAGAACATCAAGAATTGCTAGAAGCTACATTATCGGAAGACCGTGTAGAACAATTGGATGCCCTTATCGATATTCTAGTTGTTACCGTTGGCGCTATTCATTCAATGGGTGCAGATGCAGAAGGTGCATGGAAAGAAGTTATGAGTACTAACTTTGCAAAAATTGATAAAGAAACTGGTCTAGTACGTAAGCGTGAAGATGGCAAAGTTTTGAAACCAAGTGGTTGGGTACCTCCCAATCTTAAACCGTTTGTTTAAAGGAGAATAAAATGTTTGGTGCAAATTATACAGCTGGCAGTATTTTAAATTATCGCTCAGCAGAAGAAATTAACAGTGCAATGGGTCGTGTGTATGGCCACATGAGTTTGGCGGTTATTGTATCCATGCTAGTAAGCTACTTTGTAGGTACTAGTCCAGAGTTGTTACAATTCTTTTTTACAGGTGTATTAAAGTGGATTGTGATTTTTGCTCCACTTGCGGCAATATTTGGTGTTGCTATGGTACTAGGCAATGACCCTAGTAAACCAGTTGCTCAACTGTGTTTGCATGGTTTTGCGGCGCTGATGGGATTGAGCTTTGCTACAATCTTTGCTGTATTCACTATGGGTAGTATTGTAAGTGCATTTATGGGTGCGGCAATCTTATTTGGAGTCATGAGTGGGTACGGCTACTTTACCAAACGTAGTTTAGAAAGTCTTGGACAATTTATGTTCATTGGATTGATTGCTATTGTTATTGCCAGCATTGTAAACATTTTTATTGGGTCCAGTGTAATGGCCATGGTTATCTCGGCATTGGCAATTATCATCTTCTTAGGATTGACAGCATACGACACACAACAGATCCGTGAAGAACTCAGTATGGATACTACACCAGCCGCAGAAGTTCGCGGTGCATTAACATTGTACATGGACTTTATCAACTTGTTTATCAACTTGTTGCAGTTGTTTGGCGATAGAAAGTAATGTATAAACTACGTTGGTGGGATACTGGGGGAATATTGCGGGTGCGGTTCTTCCCCACTCTACAAGAAGCGGTGTATTATTCGATTTACAAAACACCATACGAAAGTATGTACGGAATAGATAAGGTATAAAAATGAGAAGTCATTATTGGACAATTGGTAAATTTGCAGACTGGCTACGCGGTACGCCAAAGCTCAAGTGCGGCACCAGTGAGGAATGGAACGACTGGGAAGACAAGGCCAAAGCCGCATATCCCGTTCGTTGGTGGATTGCCGAAGAAGGTTTAGACTACCTTCAAAAATTTGTTTACTACATACCGGATAAATTAAATGATGTACGTTATTATATTAATAATCGCTGGGTTAGCAACAGCCATGCTCTTACAGCCCATCCTCGAGACATCAAACCAGGTAATTGGAGTGACGTTGGTAATCGCTTTCTTCCTTGCATGTTCAATGAGCTTGTGGACTTTGTTGAAATAGAGCAAGCATGGCATCACTGCATATGGAGTGATGAAGCTAAGACTAAGTTTGAGGTTCCATGGTATCGTAGCGGTTGGTTGCGTTGGCGTACATGGCGTTGTCCAGAAGCCGGCCTTGAATATCTCAAATGGGCTAGTGAACTTGTTGTCAGCGAAGACATGGGTGCTACTCCTGGCGAAAAAGGTTACGGTGAGCCAACTTATCAAGCCAAAGCCGCTAAGGAAATTATTGAGCTTTATACTTGGTGGACTCAAACATATCGCAATCGTCCAGATGCTTATGATGCAAGTGGTTGGACTGCGGCCTGCGAAGCCAGTCGTTTGGCAAACGGCGGTCGACTAAGTTTCAGCGGAGATAAAGATCCAGTGATTAAAAAAGCCAGCGACAAGGCGCACAAGCTACTTCGTAAGATCGAGGCGGACTACGAAAAAGAAGAAGAAGCCATGATGATTCGTCTTATCAAAATTAGACAAAGTCTTTGGACTTAATTGTGAATGATTTTGGAACAGACGCAGAAAGACGACAACAACTAATAGCGTTTAGAGATAAACTTAACGCTATTAGTCCAAGTTTTTGTGTAGCCAAATGGAAACAAGTAACTGTACATCTGCATAATGGTAGAACACATAGTTGCCACCATCCAACACCTCATCATATTCCTATAGAAGAAATTAAGATAGCGAGTAGTGCATTACACAACACTTCATTCAAACTACAACAACAACAATTAATGCTAGAAGGCAAACGCCCAAACGAGTGCGATTATTGCTGGAAGGTTGAGGATAGCGATCCTACAGGTCAAGTGTTTAGTGATCGTATAATGAAAAGTGTAGACAAGTGGGCAAGACCTTATATTGATGACATTGTTGCCAATCCGCAAACTACACACGACCCTAGTTATTTAGAACTAAGCTTCTCAAGTGTTTGTAATTTTAAATGTAGTTATTGTACTCCTGAAGTTAGTAGTAAATGGATGGAAGAAATAAAGGAACACGGTGCGTATCCAACTAGTAAAAACCTACATGACATAACTTGGCTTAAGGATAACGATCGGTTGCCTTACTTAGAACGCGATGTAAATCCTTATGTTGAAGCATTTTGGTCTTGGTGGCCAGACTTGTATCCAAATCTAAAAATACTGCGTGTTACAGGAGGAGAGCCATTACTTACTAAACACACATTCAGACTATTAGATTTTATTTTAAAGAATCCTCGTCCTGATTTAGACTTAAACATAAACAGTAACTTGTGTGTACCTGACAAATTATTTGTGGATTTTATGAACGTACTTAAACAGATACAAGAGGCAGGTGCTGTTAAAGAAGTAAAGATTTACACAAGTTGCGAAGCCAAGGGTGGTCGTGCTGAATACATTAGATATGGTTTAGACTATAATCAATGGCTCGATAACTGTAATCGACTAATGCAAAATGTTCCTAGATGTAAAATTACAGTAATGAGTACATATAATGCACTAAGTATTACCAGCTTTAAAGAGTTTTTAGAGGACATGCTAGAATTTAGATTAAAGTATACTAATGAAGTGGATCGTCACCCTATTGGTATAGACATTCCTTACTTGCGTTGGCCCACACATCAAACTATTGAAATACTCCCGGATGAATATAGAACTATGATTGAAGAACAAATCAAGTTTATGCAGGATAACTTACAACAAACCTATGTACCAGAACTGTGCGGCCGTGGGTTTTATGACTACGAAGTAAACAGAATGAGTAGAATCCTAAGTGTGTTTGATAATAGGACTACAAATAAAACAGATCAAAAAGACTTTGCTGTATTTGTTGATGAACACGATCGTAGGCGTCAAACAGAATTCCTAAAAACATTCCCGGAGATGGCAGAATTTTATAACTACTGTAAAACATTATGACAGACTATAACACAAAACTTAAAGAAATTAAAGTAACACTGGATAAAACTGGTCCTGGATTTTGTTTAGCAAAATGGTATCATGTAAGTATGCATTTGCACACAGGCACAAACCACAGTTGCTATCATCCTATGCCGCACAGAGTATCTTTAGAAGAAATTACTAAAAATCCTAGCGCACTACATAACAGTGAGTGGAAGAAAGAACAACGTAAAACTATGCTCGAGGGTGGTCGGCCATCGGAGTGTAGTTACTGTTGGGATATCGAAGACTTGCCCGGAGAGCATATTAGCGACCGACAATTACGTTCAAGCGAACCCTGGGCAACTCCATTATTAGATGAAACTAGCAAAATAGATTGGCAGGCCGATGTTGTTCCTCGCTATTTAGAAATTAATTTTGGATACGAATGTCAGCTTAAATGTAGTTACTGTGCTTCTTCTATTAGCAGTGCGTGGCATAAAGAAATTAAAAAACACGGCGACTATCCATTAGAAAACGAAATAAATCGTAGACAGTATAATATACACCAAATATCACAAGTTGGAAGATTTTTTCAAAAAGAAGATGATAACCCATACATCGAAGCATTTTGGAAATGGTTTCCAAGTGCCTATCCTAAACTTCACACACTAAGGGTAACTGGTGGAGAGCCGTTATTGAGTAGTAATGTGTTTAAAGTGTTAGAGTGGATCAACGATAATCCACGCAACGATTTAGAATTTGCTATCAATAGCAATATGTGTATTCCAGAACGTAACCTTAACAAGTTTGTAGATGCTTGCAAAAATTTAAAAGCAGAAAACAAAATAGGTCAGTTGAGCTTATTCACAAGTGTAGATACATGGGGGCCTCAAGCAGAATGGATCCGCAATGGATTTACAATGTCTAAGTGGGAAAGCAATATTGACTTGTATCTTACAGAAGTTCCTGGAACAAGAATTGGCATCATGATTACATTTTGCTTTTTAAGTATTCCTAATTTTAAATTATTGTTAGATAAGATTTTAGAAATGCGACAACGATACCCCGATCGCATACGGTTCGATACACCATATCTTATTGAGCCACCGCATTTGTCTAGTTTAATTGCAGACGATAAGATGATTGCTCATTTAAATGATACACTTAAATACATGGGTACACTGGTAAAAAACAGCGATCCGTTAATGTTTAACTCAACAGAATATTCTAAACTTGAACGTGTTGTTCGTTGGATCGAACACAATCGTTATCGCGGAGAAGAACTCGCAATCAATCGTAGAGATTTTGCGGCCTTTGTTAAGGAACATGATCGTAGACGTAATACAGATTTTAATGCCGCATTTCCAGAACTAGAATATTTTACAAACGATGCTCAACGAAAAGAATAAACATTCATGGTGTGTCAATGCCTTCCACGGAATGAGTGGAAATAATGATGGTACTACAAAATTATGTTGTATGTACAACGCAGATCATACTGATCCTAGATTAGTATTAGGTGAGGAAACCCTTGACGAACATTTTAATAATAAGGTATTTCAAATTGTACGTGAAGATCTAGATGCCGGCATACGAAATAGTAGGTGCAATTATTGTTGGAATGAAGAAAGCGCCGGTCGCAAAAGTAAGCGTATGCGAGATAACGAAAAACATGCTCGCAGGCCAGATCCTTACAAAAATTTAGCCTATTTAGAATTAAACTTAGGCAATACTTGCAATATTAGTTGTCGTACTTGTAACCCTTATATCAGTTCAGGGTGGATGAAAGAAGCATACGAAACTGAAACCAATGATGTAACTTATAAAGAATTTGCAGTTAAATTTAAAAAGTTCCATCAGTCATACGATGAAGATAGTAAATTTTGGGCAGAACTTAAAACTATATTACCGGATATAAGACAATTTGACTTTTACGGTGGCGAACCTTTTATGAGTAAGAAGATGTGGGAACTATTAAAGATTGCACAGTCTACCGGATTATCTAAAAATATCGATTTGCATTATAATACTAACGGTACACATTTTCCTCTAGAGGAAATGCAATCTTGGAAAGACTTCAAAGAAGTTAATGTTAGTTTTAGTATCGACGGAATAGGAGATCAATTTGAATATATGCGTTACCCGGCTAAGTGGCCGGAAGTAGACGCTAACATAGAAAAATTCTTGGAACTCGGTCGTGAGTTTGGCAACATACATTTTAGCTGGTGTATAACTCTTAGTGTAGCAAATATCTACAATGTGCCTGAAACACTTGATTATTATTACAACAAGTATGCCAATAAAAATGTTGGCATGTACCTTAACCTAGTACACGGGCCTATACATCATAATATTGGAATATTGCCTGAGCATATTAAAAACGCTGTTGAGGAACGACTATTATCTGTGCCAAAAGATCGTGTACAAGCATGGGATCATATTCCTGGTGTTATTAATTTTATGAATACTAATACTAGCAATGAAGAAGCATTTAGAAAATTTTTGAAAGTTACTAGTACAAGCGATAATTATCGCAATCAAAATTTCAAAAATACATTTAAAGAATACGGAGCATATTTTGATTCCAACATCATTTGATTATGAATTAGTTAATCACTTACATATTGAACTGACTAATAGATGTAATGCCGCTTGCCCAATGTGTATGAGGTTTCATCAAAGCAGTCCATTGTTAAGGCCAGATTTAGAGTTAGGAGAAATATCGCTTGATCAATTTAAATCTTGGTTTAGCCCAGAAATTTTAAAAAAACAATTATTAATTTTATTTTGCGGAGTACATGGCGATCCGTGTATTGCTCAGGATACATTAGAAATTACCAAATATATTATTGAAAATAGTCCTAAAACAAATATATTGTTTAACACTAATGGTGGTATGCGTAATCCAGAATGGTGGAGTAACTTAGGTTCAACACTAAAAGATAATCCAAGCAATTGGGTTACATTTAGTATAGACGGACTGGAAGATACAAATCATTTATATCGTAGAAATGTCAAATGGGATAAACTAATGGCTAATGTAAAAGCCTTTATTGCGGCAGGTGGCAGAGCTCATTGGGATTTTCTTATTTTTAAACATAACGAACATCAAATCGATCAAGCTAGACAACTAGCAGAAGAATTAGGATTTGCTAGGTTTGTACCTAAGAAGGCTTTGGGAGTTGATAACGGTGTCAATTTACATGCCATGGGTGCGTTGACTAAAGAAGGAACATTAGATTATATAATCGAAGCTCCGACAAATCCTAAAAATCGAAACTTAGAAAAATATGAGAAAATTGGTAGTGTTTCAGCCAACTTATTTTCTGTAGAAGATTATAAAAAACAAAAAGAAGAAAAACTAATACAACGATATCACCAACAAAGATATACAAAAATTTACGAAACATTAAATGTTAACACTTATCAAAAAGAAAATTCTTGCAACATACAGTGCAAAAGTTTAAGGCAAGGTATTGTAGATATTTTTATTGACAACTACGGAAATGTATTACCTTGTTGTTATGTAGGCACACATTTAAACGGCAATTATGCGGACGATAAGACATTGCAGTTGCACCACGAAGTAAAAAAATATGGGTTAGAAAAATTTAATCTTAATTATAATTCTTTTGAAAATATCATCAACGAAAGACACTTAGATAAGGTGTTTACCAATAGTTGGACGAAAGAATCCATCAAAGATGGAAAGTTATTATTTTGTGCAGACACTTGCGGACAAAATAGTTCTATAGACAGAATATATACACACGAAGGTAAAACATCGTTAAAATGAATCTAATAACTGTTACATGGAAAAACGACCTACATAATTTATTATATCAAGCATACAGTTTAAAAAAGAATTGGCTTGGAAAAAAGGAATGGATTATAGTTGCAGAAGATAACGACAGTACATATAGTTTTGTATTAAACAGAATTATACCAGTTATGGATGAGTGGAATGTTATTTTAGTCAAGGCTCCACCTATGTCTTCTAAAATAGGTTGGTGGAGACAGCAAATCTGTAAATTTTGGGCAGCTAGCGAAATCAATCAAGACCAATATTCTCTTATTTTAGATTCAAAAAATATTTTAATAAATCCTATAAGTGACGATTGGTTTTTTGTAGATGGAAAAACTAAAGTAAGAATATGGCAAAAAGAATGGGGAGTTAATCAAAATAATTATAAAGAGTGTTGTAATTTTTTTAAAGGCGATTTTGATAGAAAATTACTTGCTTGGGTTAAAACTCCTTGGGTTTGGAGGAAAGATATAGTTCAGTTAACTATAGAAGAATATAAAAAACAAAGTTGCGATATTTATAATGAAGAATTTTTACCAGCATGGGAATTTAATGCTTACTGGTTCTTTGCACAAGATTTGATTGAATGGGAAGATACTGAACACTTTGGGGAGGGAATATTTTATTATGACGGTGTTAATTCAGGAGATTGTAATTATTCTTTGTCTAGAGTAAGGCCGGGATTCGAAGCGCATCCTTTTTGGTCTTTTCATAGACTGATGGCCAATCACGAAACATGTTCTAAATTTCATAACGATTTTTTATCTAGGCTTGGTATAATTGATGAATCTTTGATAGATGAATGGAAAATGCTATGTCCAAAATAATTCTATAGATATGATCTAATTTAAAATGAATATTATTACAGTTTTTTATAAGGAAGACTACGGTAACTTATTGTATCAAGCCAAAAGTTTAGCAAAGAACTGGCAGGGGGCAAAAGAATGGATTATTGTGCCAGAGGATGGAAACGATAGCAAACAGTTTGTAATTGATAACATTCTAGAAATAATGAAAGGGTGGAATGTTATTATCACAGACACATTAGTAACTCCAACCAAATCAGGATGGTGGCGCCAGCAAATCTTAAAACTCTGGGCGGCATCTGAAGTTAGTCAATCTGAGTATTCCCTTATATTAGATGCAAAGAATTTCTTAATCAATCCAATTGACGGTAGTTGGTTCTTTGTCGATGGGGCACAAAAAGTAAGAATATTTAGAGTAGGACCCAATATCGATAGGGAGCCCATGGACTGTTGGAAAATGTGTTGCGAATATTTTGGTAGCGATCCTTATGAAAAAATAGAAGGTTGGACATTGACTCCGTGGGTATGGCGTAAAGATTTGGTTAAACTTACAATAAACGAATATGCTAAACGAGGTCACGACATTTATAATACCGAATACGATTTGCCTGCTTGGGAATTTAACGCTTATTGGTGGTTTGCCCAAGACCTTATCAAATGGGTCCATATGGATATGGGTGAGGGTATATTTGAAGAAAGAAATAGTAACGGTGAATTAATCGATTTTCATACTGAAGAAAATGTACTGCCATTTTATAAAACTATGCCATTTTGGTCATTTCATCGTCGTATGAAAAACAACCCTACACTAGTAGATATCAATCATCAATTGCTCAAAGACAAAGATATTATTGACGATTTGGATATTAAAAAATGGAAAATGTTAAACGGAGTATAAATTTGATAGTTGACAAGTTCTATACTTGATGCTATAATACTTACATTGTTAAACAAACAGGAGCAGAAATTGGCTACTAAAGCACCAGCAAAAAAGACCCGCGTTACCAAAAAGCAAGTGATTGCACATCGTACCAAGGCCCCTAAAGACTACAGCCCAACATGGGATGGTGTAGAAGCTATGGATGCTAACCAATTTTTGCGCCACTGGCATAGTGCTATGAGTTACTACCGTTTGGAGTTTGGTGGTAAGGATTTAAAACCCGCTGTTCTCAAATGGATGGCCAGTGTTAACTGTACCAAAGAAGACATCGCGGCTTTTAAGCAAACCAAAGACAACCGTGTAAATGTCACAATGGGTGCTATCGCAAGTTGTTTGCTCCGTGGCATGCCAGCTGTTCGTGCAGACTTTAACAAGGGTCGAGACACTGCCGCATGGTTGCGTAATGAAATTGTTCAAATTATTGAACAAGGCAAGAATGATGCGGATGACGAAAAAGTCATAGAAGTTAAAAGCACTGTTGCACAGCCCAGCATCCAAGACCGTGTTCGCGAAGCCGCAATGCGTATGACTGAAGAAATTGAAGATGCTATCGACGGTTTCCAAAAAGATCCAGAGGCGTTTGATCCAAAAGCATTTAAGATGCTTAACTTGCTCAAAGGCAAAGAAGTTAAGGCCGCTCACGCAAGGATCATTAAAGGGTTCTACAGCAGTGACTTAGCTGAACTGGAGCTGTTGGCATCCGGTAAGGCTGATGAACAGCTACGTGAGGGCTACAGCCATCGTAGCAAGAAACAAATTAAGAATTTGATTGCATTTTATCAAGAAATTATGATGGCTTGCGATATGCTTGCCCAGGAAGCTAAAGTTAATCGTGCGCCACGCAAAACTAAGGCAGTTCCAAAAGAGAAACTGATTGCTAAACTCAAGTTTATGAAGACTAACGAGCCTTTAAAACTTGTAAGTATCAATCCGGTTGATATTATTGGTGCTGGTGAGTTGTGGATTTTTAACACTAAGACACGTAAACTTGGCAGGTATGTTGCCACCGAGTTCAACACGCTGGGTGTTAAAGGTACTACGATTACTAACTTTGACGAGTTTAAGAGCGTTCAAAAGACCGTTCGTAAGCCCGAGGAAAAGCTCAAAGAGTTCAAAACCGCAGGCAAGGTGCAGTTGCGTAAGTTCTTAGACGATATTAACGCTACAGATACTAAGCTAAACGGACGTCTAAACGAAGAAACTATTCTTCTAAAAGTTCAGTAAGCTATAGTAAAACATGGATAAATACTCCATAAGAGAGTATTTTATCCATGGCCCACACATCAATCAATGACAGTATAGTACAGATAGTTCGAGAAGAACTAGCAAATTCTACGGGTGCGGTTACACATACCGGAGACATTATTGTTACCGGAGTAATAACTGCCGACACTATTAATGTTAAAAATCTAGTTACAGAATTGGGCAATCCTGCTGAAATGGGTGCATGGGCAGGCAATGTTGAATCTGATTTAAATGGTAAAGGTTTTAGCTGGACTTGGGGCGATGCCAGTACACAATTAATTTATAGAACAGGCAATCGTTTATGGACCAATGCAAAACTAGATGTAACTTCTGAATCAAATTATAACATTGACGGAACGACTGTAATTAGCTTATCTAGTCTCGGTTCAACTGTGCGATCTAGTAAACTTACCAGTGTTGGTACTTTAGAAAAACTATCAGTATCAGGCGACACATTACTAGGCGATTTTGCATTTTTTAACAGCACATACAACAGATTGGGACTAGGCAATGATGAGCCAAATGCCGCAATAGATATTATTGAAAATAATGTCAATATCACTATCGGTAGCCCTGCAACCAATTTAGCCACCATCGGTACTAATAGTAATCACGATGTTGGGATCATAACAGACAATATTCCAAGAATACTGGTTAAGAACAGCGGAGAAGTTGTAATTGGAGATGCTGTTGGAAAGAACGGTGTTGTACGTATTAATGGTTCTCTATATGTGGATAATTTAATTAGCGACACAAGACTTGATAGATCGAGCCCATTACAATTTCAAGCAACTAACGATCAAAGTATTTATGGATTAGGCATATCATGGATTGGTACTGGCGCTAATCGTCAGTTGATTATGATGTCTGGTCCGGACAGAATTTTTTCTTCAGAAAGTATAGATATCGGTGAAGAAAAGATGTATCACATTAATGGTCGTCCTGTTATTACCAGTAGCAGTTTAGGATCAGGCGTACATCAAAGTAACTTAACAACTGTCGGAGCATTACAAAATTTAACTGTAATTGGTGAAACTCAATTACACGGTGCTGTAGATGCATCTAATAGCATTGTTACTGTAGGAACACTAGTATTCAACAATGGAGAACAATCTGTTACTATCGGTACAAACGGTATCAACTCTAGCGGTACTGTTACTATTTCCAGCCAAGAAAGTCTAATACTAAGCGGTAATAAAGATTCGATCGAAATTGGTTCAAAAACTAATAATCGCAAACCAATAAAAGTATTTGGGCCTTTGAGCGTTGGTATTAACAATCCAGACCCAACGGTTAACTTTAGCGTCAACGGCGATGTTAGTATTGGTAATAAGCGTTTTACTAACGGCACAGCTTCGCCAACTTCTGGAAGCTATGAGCTTGGTGATATTTGTTGGAATTCAAATCCAGTAGCGGCTAATTATATTGGTTGGGTTTGCGTAAGTGCTGGTAACCCTGGTCAATGGTTACCGTTTGGTGAAATTAAATCTCAATAACATTGACCTTATTGTATAAAAGCGTATAATTACTATATGCGGACTTAGGCATTCATCCCGCAATATAAACTCTGCATGTCATTGCTACTTTTAGGAGATAACAATGGCAAAATTTTACTCAACGAAGACTTACGGCAACGACAGGGGTCTGTCATGCTGTTTTAGACAGTGGAGAGCGACCCATAGTCACTGCTCAACACTACACGGATACTCAATCGGTATCAAACTAATTTTTGAATGCGACACACTGGATGATAAAAACTGGTGTATGGACTTTGGCGGTCTTAAAGAATTCAAAGCATGGGCAGATCATATGTTTGATCACACTTTGATAATTGCAGAAGATGATCCTCACTTAGAAACTTTTCAAAAGCTAAACGAAATCAAAGGAGGATTTGAAGACAGCGGACTATGCGACTTACGCATTGTCCCAGGCGTAGGCTGTGAAATGTTTGCTAAAATGGCATACGACAAAATGGCAGAACTATTAGCTGGCGGCGACATGCGCTATCCAATCAATCCAACAGTTAGGGTTAAATCAGTTGAAGTATTTGAACACGGTGCTAACTCAGCTACGTACGAAGGCTAAACAACTTTGGCGAATATGGGCAAAAGCCCTAGATGAAAAATCAGGCAGTTCGGACGAGGAATCGGACCGAATTGCTTGCATTCGTACCTTAATTGTGTTATCATATATACTTACAAACACTTTTATAATCGCAGGCGTCATAAGGCATTGGTAATG